TGCTCTACTAATTTTTCTAGTAGCTCTACTACAAAAGTCTTAAATTTTGGTGACTTAAGTGCAGATAGCACAAATGGTTTAAGGATTGCTAACATTGTTTTTTAATAGTGATTGAATAGGTACCACGTCGTTACACATGTGTGCTACGCGTGAACCGGGTCTAAGGGTGAAACCCTTTTGCATTAATTCGGCACATTTTAGAGCACGTACCAGCTCATAGTCTAACCGATCTTTTTGTATCTTAGACTCAGCCATGCGTTCGCATTGCTTAGTTAAATTTCGGTTTAGGGGTACCATAAAATTTATTTGGAACCCCCAGTTTTCTGATATAACGTAACCATCTTCTGTTTCTGGTTGCGTATCATTGCCCATATAAAATGGACTAAATGTCATCGTACTGCCATTGCAAGAAACGTTGCTACCAAAGGCTTGTCGGCTAGGAGCTCCGTTGTTCTGAAATTGGACAGCTTGATTGGTCACATTTCCCGTCGCGGCTGCCACGGGGTTACTATTATTATTGGTGTCTCCTTCTGCAAGTACAGGACTTACTGAGAGAATACAGACAGCGATGTAGTAGTAGAGTTTATTGTATAGTTTCTTGTAAAGTCTATTTGTTCTACTAAGCCTGCTGCTCTTGTTGTGGTTTCTAGATTCCACGGTAATGATGTATCAGTTACTGAAAATGTTGTAGCTGTATCGGCTAAGTTGCCAGAAGCTGTAACATTATCTCCTGACCACGTATTTACGGTAGCTCCATAAACTTGGCGTTGTTCCGTTTCTACGATAGTCTGAGTTGTAGTCGTTGTTGAAGACATACTCCCTGATGTAAACTGGGGAGTGACAGTATTAGCTCTTGCTAAGCTGGGTGATAGCAAAGCCAGAACTAGAAGTAATTTTTTCATTTCTGTTCTGGTTTTTTTACCATTGGGCAATTTGTAGGTGTTTTGCTACCGCCATTCTTGCCAGTAGTCAAACCGAACGTTGCCAACGCGCCCGTAAAAACGCTGGCTACGAAAGTGATATCGCTGTTTCCAGACTTCTTCACCATTGGTATATCAACATAGTTCATTGTAATAATAAACCCAGACCAGACAACTACGCCTAATCTAACTAAAGTTCCTAAAACTTCTAGTTGATGTTCTTTTTCTTCACCTATGTCTTTTAATTTACCTATCAACCCTTTTTTAGGTTGCTTAGTTTCTTCCATGTGGTTTTTAGTATTGGTTTCAATGCAGTAACCGCCCACTTAAATGCTGCTGTAGCTGTAAGGGTGGCTGCTACAGAGACAACCGCAGTTGTCCCAGCCGTTACTAATATTTCGTTTTCCGGGACAGGCATTTTTAGATCTGTAAACGGTATGTCTACTTTTCTTATACCCGTTGCTTCCGGTTCATCTGATGCCTCTGCTTGTACTCCCTCGGGAGCTTCTAGATCGCTAGGCGGTACCACCATAGGAATGTATGATGGCACGTCTGCCGTAGGCAAAGGTATCGAGATTGTCTCAAACTTTTGAGGAGGAGGAAGTATCAGTTTCGGTATTTCCATCTTCTGACTCCCTGTCTTTTATAACAGCTTGTATACCTATAATTGCTTGTTTACAATTTTGCATTGTTTCTACAGCTTTGTTATGAGTTTCTACAAGTTGTTCAAGTTGTGTTTTTAATTGTTCTGTGGATGGTTTCATAAATAATTACCAAGGTTTTCCTTCTGCTGTAACTGGTGTGTTAAGAAGTGCTATTTCATCTTCTAAAGATTTTTCAATAGCAGCAACTTCATCAGTTCCAAGTTTTGTTTTAACCCAACCAAGTACTGTTGACTCAGTTAGATCTTTGTAAGGTATAAGAGTTTCTGGTTTAGCAAGGTCTACTTCACCAGTTGCTCTTGCCTTTTCTTCACTACCGTCTAAACCTTTTACACGATAGATAACTTTTTTAACGTAACCGTCAGCTAGTTCTCTTTCTAGGGTGTTAACTTCCCATTTTTTTGTAATTGCCATTTTTTTAAGGTTTTGGATATTTGGTTTTAATAGGATCAATAATGTCTGTTTTCCATTTTTCAATCCCGTTGTGGTATATATAATCAAACTGTTCTGCATAACTTGGATACGCTGATCTTCTGTTTTGTTGAACAGTTAATAAGTCTTGTTTAGCTGTAGCTTCTGTTTCAAAAGCATTGAGTTCAGAATCAGTTGGTTTTGTAATACCATCAACATTCCAAACTCCTATTTTGTCCGTACCGCTATCATTAACTAAAGTAAGTTTAGTTCTGCCATTAAATAATTCTTCTATTTCTTCAGAGGTTTTACCTTTTGAAGCTAAGTAAGATTTTATTTTTAAATTTAATTGTTTCATGGTTATATCTCCTTTATGTACTTAAACGGTAACCGAAGAACTGTCCTCGCCAATTATGAGCATTTTGGGAGTTACCTTCATTGTGCCAAAGACGGACATCTATAACATCACCAACAGCTAAATTAACAAATACACTAACTTGTTCGCCGATTTGTTCTGCGTGACCACCAGATTCATGTCTGTTGTATGTACCCATATCATTGTAATTACTTTGAGCACCAGTTTGACCATTTATACCGATGTGTACATTTAATTGTTTACCTTCATCCATGTTAGAAATACCAGCCCTACCATAAATAAAATATTTACCAGCTTTACCAGAAGGCACAGTATATTTGTAAGTACTTGTATCAAAACCACTTGCAGTATCAATTATTTCTGTATTAAAAGCGATTGTTGTTTCTGTTTGGTTTGATATAGTTTGGTCTTGACTCATTCTGGCTGACCACATACAATCTGGAAAACTACCAAGTGCAGATCCATTAACAGTTAAAGCACCAGTTATATTTACACCACCACTTGTAGTTGCTAATTTTGTAGCGTTGTCGTAAGAAAGTGTTACTGCTCCATTACGGCTAAATGTTGCTAGAGTTTCATGGTTAACATTAGTGCCATCACAACCTCTTATATAAAGAGCATTAGATCCTAGGTCGCAATCTATAAACTTATTGGATTGCGTACCCATCATGTCTAATTCGCCACTAATTACCACTCCTCCTGTTGCAGTAACTCCACCTTGAACAGTTATTCCCGAACTTGTTGTCTCAAACTTTTTACTGCCATTATGGTCTAGCTCGACTGCTCCGTCAGGTATGAATCTTGCAGCTTCTTGATTTGATTTTGTTTTAATGTAAAAAGTTCCAGCTTGGTTTAGAATAAACGAGTTTGTACCATCGTGAAAAAGTTGTAAGTCTTCGCTAGTTCCAAGTTTAATTTTATAGCCATCTGTACCAAGACTTATGTCTCCATGAACTGCAATGCCAGCTGAGTTAGTATTAAACTTTTTACTGTTGTCGTAATACGCTTCAAATGCTCCGTCTTTATTTCCTTCAAAGTATATTTCTCCACCACCAGAAGGTTGACCCATTACTACATTTCCTTGTAAATATACGGCTTCTGTAGCAGAACTTTTAATAACTAAATAACCAGTTTGGTTATCAATTACACTATTTGAACTATCGTGATAAAGTTGTAAGTCATCACCAGCTCCAAGACGTACCTTTTGGTTATCGCCTAAATCAAGGTGAGTGCCAAGTTGTGATTGACCTCCTCCTGTATTTGCAAATACACTTCCTGAAACTATAACACCTGAAGAGGCAGTCTCAAGTTTTGTAGCGTTGTCGTAACAAAGTTCTACAGTTCCGTCATAAACAGCTTTAATACTTGTTTCGTTTGAAGATCCATTTTCTAAAAAGAAACCAGAACTATCTGAAGCTCTAAATCTAAACTTATCTGACGCATTATCACCTTCATCAGGTTCAAAAGCCAATATAGCTTCTACACCCTCTCCTCCTGATATTTTAGCACCAGTACTTGTAGTCTCAAACTTTTTAACACCGTCGTAATATAAACTTACAGAACCGTCAGCTTCACAATCAATTGCACGTTCTCCAATTTTAGGGTTGATTAAAAGATCACCAGTTTCATTTTGGATTACTCCGTTAACACCATTATGATTTATTCTAAAATCTCCTTGATCTCCAAATTGTATTGAATCACTGTCACCAAGACTAATACCAAAATTATTACAATCTAAGTTACCACCTAGCTGTGGTGATGTGTCACTGACTAGATCTGTGTTAATACCTGTTAGGTTTGATCCGTCACCATATAGTGTGTCAAAATATCCGTTTGCAACTCTTACGCTATTTGAACCAATATTATAAGTGCTATCTACATTTGGCATAAAATTGCCATCTCCAGCAATTTTCCATCTATCAGTGCCATTTTCTCTAAATATTATTCCATCAGAACCGCCAAAAATATATAAAATATCATTATATTGCTGTATCTTTGCATTAGTTGTATTACCTGTCCAAGATCCATTAGTAAATCTAATATCACTGCCAGCACCTCTTATATATATGGCTCCATCAGAACCACCGTCGTATAATATTGTTCCAGTTGTAGTAAGTCCCGAACTTGTAGTTTCTAGCTTTTTACTGTTGTCGTAATAAAGTTCTACTGCTCCGTCTTGGGTAGCTGATAATAAAGATTCATCACCAACAGCATTTTCTACAGCAAGTTTACTCGTTTTTACAAATAAATTACCTGTACCAGAATCTTCAATAAAACTGTGATTTCCATTATGATAAATTTTTAAATCTTGTGAATTTCCTAATTGAATTTTACCATTATCATCAGAATTAAGATTACCTGTCCATTTAGCTCCGCTAGTTAGTGTCTCAAACTTTTTACTGTTGTCATAGTAGAGTTCTACTGCTCCATTATCGTTTGCTACAACATATGTTTCATCGTTATCTTTATTTTTTAGTCTTATTTGGTTTCCTAAAATTCTAAATTCACCAGTATAATTCTGAATATAAGAATGTGAATTAGTATGATAAAGCTGTAAATCTGACCCTGTACCAAGTTTTAGCTTTACGCCATCGTTATATACGTTATCTCCAGTAAATGTATTACCAGTTGTTAGTGCAAAGTTACCTGTAGCTGTTACACCAGCTTGCCAAGAACTACCGTTATAAACTTTTAGTTCGTTAGCGGAAGTGTTAAAGTACAAGTCTCCGGCAGCAAGTGCATTACCACCACCATCTGTTGATGGGTTGTTAGATGCAATCTGATATCTGTCTGCAAAGTTATTTACATTAGTTATATTGCTGGCTACTGTGTTAACGTTTGAAATACTTCCAGCAGTTGTGTTTACATTAGATATAGACCCTGCTGTAGTGTTTACGTTTGATATAGACCCTGCAACTGTGTTTACGTTAGCTATTGATCCGGCAGTTGTATTTACATTTGCAATACTACCACCAGTTAAATTAACGTTAGCTACATTAGTAGCCACAGTATCCATGTTATTAACAACACTGGTTACTGCAAGCGTATTCATGTCAGATATAACATCAGATGTAGCAAGCATATTCATGTCAGCTACAACATCTGCTGTACCTAAAGTATTTAAGTCTGCTACAACATCTGCTGTTCCAAGAATTGCCATGTCTGCTACAGCATCAGCAGTACCAAGTCTGCCTATTTCTGTTGCCTTACCAGCTACAGTTGTAACCTCTGTCGCTTTTGGTACTAATCTGTGAAATGCGTATGTATTAAGTGTAGTTGTAGTCTCTACAATAACACCAAATCCTGCTGCGAGTGTATTATTTGCAGGAGCACCTGTAATAATTACTGCTGAGTTACCGACAGTTCCTTGATTAATAGTAAATTGACCACTATTATTAGGTGTGTAAGCTGTACTAAGAGCTTTTATACTAACTAAAGTACCAGCACCATTATTTACATCAGGGTTAGCATTAGGAAAACTAAGTTCATTTGCAATAGGTACAAAACCACCTACATCATCAACAAGGTCAATTATTCTATCGTTGATAGCTGCGGTTGTCGCAATAGTTGTATCGTTGTCTGGAAATGTATCACCATCTTTTATTGTATCGCCAGAACTAATATTAAAGAATCTAGCATCAGCTGCTGCTGAAGTTAAGAAAGATGTATCGTTTGTTGTTGCAGATCCTTGCTCACTAGATGTTATAACTGTAGCACCATTTAACTTGTCTGATGTAATAGACCCTGCTGCATAATGCTCGTTATCTAAAGCTCCAGCAACTATGTGTTCAGAGTCTATACTGTCATCAGCTATCTTTGTACCATCTACAATGTCAGCTGCTAAGTGTACTCTGTCTATAGAACCATCTACATAGTGCTCTGAGTTAACTGCGTTATCAGCTAATTTAGTGCTGTCTATTATATCTGCTTCTAAATGTACACGATCAATAGATCCGTCAGTATAGTGTTCAGAATCAACTGCATTGTCTGCTAGTTTTGTTCCATCAATAATGTCAGCTTCTAGTTTTGCTCTAGTTACTGCACCATTAAGTATTTCAGTAGTTGTAACTGCATTGTCTGCAATTTTGTTAGAAGTAATTGCTGAGTTAGATAAATGTTGTTCATCTATACTTCCGTCTACGTAGTGTTCAGAATTGATTTGGTCATCAGCTATAAGGGCACTGGTTATTTGGTCAGCAGCAATATGCTGTGTATCAATACTGCCATCTACATAATGCTCAGAATTTATCTGGTCATCTGCTATTTTATCTCCGGTAACAGCATCACCTTGTATATCTTCTGTTTCTATTGGACGAGTTTGTAACTCGTGTATAGCCATTAACGACTGTTCTTGATTTGCGTTAAGATCTATAGCACGAATAGAAGAACCGGCTGCAAATACAGCTTTAGGATCTTCATTACCATCTGTTTTACCAACAGTGGTTTCTCTATATACTCTAACACGTACACCAGTTTTAGGTGCTCCAGAACTTTCTTGTACAGAACTGTCTATACTGGTATTGTTAAAGTCTATATGAGTAGGGTTGCTGACATTGTCAACAGTATATTTAGTTGTCGCTTGTGTAACTCCGTTAAGAGATACTTTTACATCTTCAGTTTGTATGACTGGGAACGTGTACCTAAATTCCGTACGCGACCCATCACCCGCACTCGGGTTATTGTCAGTATATGTAGTTGCCATTTAATTTAAATTAATTGTTTGGCGGTGGATTATTTAGGCATTTCTAAAATTTTATCTATTGTGCCTTTGTTTGCTTTTCTATTCTTTAATTTTTGATTCCTTTCCTCAAGTAACAATTTTTGGACGTCGTTATCTTTTTTAATGCTTGCCCAAGCTCGTTTCTTAGCCTTGTCAAACTCTTTTGCGATTCGTTTGTAGTGAGGGAATGATTTTGGTTCAACATCTGCTAATCCATTTTTACGATGCCATTGCATTTCTGCAAGGGATGTTTGCATGTTTTCTGACTTAGCCAGTTTATCAAAGGTAGCTAATAGGTTTTGTTCTCCTATAGCTTTTTGAAACATTGACCTAACCTTTGGACTGTCAGATAAATCTGTTCCATCTGGAGCGGTGTATGTAGAAGTTCTCATATCATAACCACTGTCAAATAAAAACTCTCTACCGGGAGAATAGTCTAAGTTAAAGTTAACAGGTGAAAACGCATTAAACATACGAGTTATAAAGTCGTGATCTTTAATAGGTCTACCAGTTAATATATCATATTTAATAGGTAATGGGTCTACTGCTATGTTCTCAGTTATTAAGTTTCTATTTCTTATAGAACTTTGTAAATCAGAACCTAGCTCTCTTGTATATGGTGTTAGTACTTTACCTATTTCATTTCTAAGACCAGATAAAGGAACTGTGTTATTCATTAAAGAAGCAATAATTCTATTAGACTGTCCGGGTTGACCAGAAAATAAATCAACAAATGATTGCATACCAGCTAGATAGGATTTACTTGTAACTGTACTTCCCATTGCCATAGCTAGTTTTAATAATCTATCTTCAGCCCATTCTTCACCCATTAATTGTTGGTGATCTCCTATATCTCCTACTAATGCAAGTATTTGGTTGTATGGTTCAAAGGCATCATAGTTAACCCAGACGTCACCAAGTTTTATAGTTCTTGGTTTCCATCCCATGTCTAACCATGCTTGTCTTTGTTTTCTATCTGTTGGTCCATTACCGTGTAAATTACCACTAAGATACGCCATAGATGCCATACTTATAGCAGCAGAACCTATTGCTAGTCTACCATTTTGTATAGCTTTAGCATTCATCAAATCCTGAGGGGTCCTAATACCATACTGTAATAAATCAGAAAGATCATCTCCAACTTTTGCTTTAGCTATATCGTTAAATTCTTTAACAAAGAAGTTAAAACCGGGAGTATGTTTAGCAGTCAATGCTAATCCATTAACACCAGTTCTAGCAAATAGGAAGAAAGGTCTAGCCCATGGTGCTTCGTCAAATGCTTTAGCTAAGCTCTTACTAAAACCAGTTAGGTCTTGAGTAAGTGTAGCTTCTCTTCTACTGAAGTCAGCCATTTCGTCAGCTAAACTACCATCAGGTTTAAATATTTGTTGGTTAAATAAATCTTCTTGATTCTTAAAAAATGTTTGATCTAGGTTACTGAAGTTACCATCAGGTAATCTGTCAGCAGCAGCTAAAAATGCTTTTTCTCTAGCTCTAGCTCTACCTATCATTAGTGCAAAGGTATCGTCAGTAGCTGCCATAATCTTAGTAG